TAATGGCATTAAATGAAGATGATCAAACAGAAGTAGTATTCAAAACACGGCGCAATCAAGTAGACCCTGTGTCAGGCAATGAAGTACCACCAGGTTCTCTACCAGAAGAGGTACGTGACGACATACCTGCGATGTTGAGTGAAGGTGAATACGTTGTACCTGCTGATGTTCTACGTTACTATGGCATGAAGTTCTTTGAGGATCTGCGTGAACAAGCCAAGATTGGTATGGCTGAAATGGAAGCCAATGGTCGTATCGGCGGTGAGCCTGTTGAAGTAGAAGGCTCTAGTGGTATCTCTGATGAAGAGCTTGCGGCTATGGTGCAACAAGACTTATCTCAAATTCAAACGGGGGCTGCTCAAGGGGGTCTTATGGGTTTCCAAACAGGAGGTCTAAACTTCCCTGAGTATATCAAGCAGCCTGACATAACACAATTCAGACCTAGTGGCCCTGACTTTGCTGGTGGCCTAGAATATCGTAAATTTACTAATGATTCAGGTATGACTATCACTATCCCCTTCTTTAATGGTGAACCTATGGGTATGATCCCACCAGGTTATACAGAAGGTGAAGCAGCTACTGTTACACAACAGGCTGCGCCAAAGCCAAAACGTGATGACGATCCTAATGAAGGTGCAGCACAACGTGCAAGAGAAAGCTACGAGGCAAGTCAAAAAGAAGAAGTTATTGATTATTCTAATCCAAAAAGTGTTTCTGAAGCAGTAGATGAATATTATGCAGGTTCTGCTGCCCCTGCAATAGTAGGAGCCTTTGCACCTGGTGTTGGAGTAGCTGCAACAGCATTCCGTTACCTTGAGAAGAATAAACTTATAAAAGGTATTGACGAACAGTTAAAAAACACAGAGCTAGATTCAGATACAGCAAAAAGTCTTTCTCAATTAAAACAAGAACTACAAGATAAAGATGTATACCGTGAACGTGTAGGAACAAAAGGTTTTGGTGAAAAGATAAAAGACTTTTTTGGTTTAGATGGTGAGAGTAGCAGACCTGACTATTCTAGGGGTTTAGCTAATCTAGGTGGTCCTCAAAAAGGCTTAGAATGGATGGGTAGTGAGCGTGATGCATATAATGCTGCAGTAGATCGTGGTGATGATGCTATAGTTAATCATTTTGAGTCTATTAACAGGCTACGCGATAAACAAAACACATTTGCTGATAAAGGTCTTTCTAGAGCAGAAGGTGCTGCTATGGGTCTATCCGAAAGGGATATGGATCAAGCAGAGAAGTACGGAGGTTCACTACAACGTTCTATAGATAAAGGTGAAGTAGAAAAGACAGGCGGCTTCTTCTCTTCGTATGAAAAAGTAGAAAAAGACGACGACGAATAACAATCCATATAACTATAAGGATACCCAGTTACGGCTGGCCCCAACATAAGGAGTAAGAAATGGTTGAAACTCAATTAATACAAACTAACTCTGCGTCACATCAACGCAATGCTAATCGTGTTGCACAAGATGAGGCGGAACTAAGGGAACTGCTTAAACAGGCAGGTGTTATTCAAGATGAAGAAGCACAAGAAGAAGAGCAAGTTGCTGAAGCGCAACCCCGTAGCCCAAAGCCTAGCGCAGAACCAGTACAGGCAGAGAGTAGTGCCAAACAAAAAGAAGAACCCAAAGCTGAAGCACAAGAAAGCGATGATAGCTTAAGTGCTGAAGAGAAGACGTTTAAGCAAAGATATGCTGACATTCAGCGTCACATGCAGAAGACAGCAGATCAACATAAAGAAGAGATTGAAAAGCTAAAGAAGCAACTTGACGCAGCTACTAAGAATGAGCTTGTACTACCTAAGACAGAAAACGAGGTAGAGGCTTGGGCTAAGAAGTACCCTGATGTAGCGGGTATTGTCGAAGCTATAGCAGATAAGAAAGCCAGAGAGCGTTCATCTGATCTTGACGGTAGGCTAAAAGAGATTGAAGAGTTACGCATCGTAGCTAAACGCGAAAAGGCTGAAGCTGAACTAGCTGCATTACATCCTGACTTTGATGATATTCGTTCAGACGATACTTTCCATGATTGGGCTAAAGAACAGCCTAAGTGGGTGCAGGATGCTCTGTACGAACAAATGGAAGATGCTAAGTCTGTAGCTCGTGTGATTGACCTATATAAAGTTGACAAAGGCATCTCGTCTAAGTCTAAGAAACCTAGCAGTGACAAAAGTGCAGCAACTTCTGTTATGGCAAAGCGTACAGCTACACCTGACTATGACGAGGCCGCTGGTTACATAAGGGAATCACAAGTAGCTAAAATGACTATTAAAGAATACGAGAAGCGCATGGAAGAGATTATGGAAGCTCAGCGCTCTGGTAAGTTTATTTATGATATATCTAAGAAATAACTTGACAAGAAAACAATCATAAGTAAAACTATAGTATATACACCAAATAAGTGTGTATGCTTTTATAAGCACTAGCCACAACAAAGAACTACCTCTGAGTAAAGGCCCAGCGCTGATAGGAAGGCCATCCTTGATGCATAGCTGACTACCCTGAAATGATGAGCCTCTTTAGTGGATATGTAGTGTCAAACTTCACGCCATATCTATAAGGAGAAATTAACTATGGCTATAGCACTTGCCTCTGGCAAAACTGGATTTGACGGCAACTTCAGCCCGATTATCTATTCCAAACAGGCACAGATCGCTCTACGTAAAGCGGCTGTCTCAAATGCAATCACGAACAACTCTTATTTTGGCGAGATTGCAAACCAAGGTGATGTAGTTCGCATCCAGAAAGAGCCTGACGTAACAGTCAACGCTCTTGAGCGTAAAACTGCTATCAGCGTTGAAGACCTGAATGACGAGGACTTCTCACTCACCATTGACAAAGCTAACTACTTTGCTTTCAAAATGGATGACATTGAAGATCAATTCTCAAGTGTTGATTACGTTTCCCTTGCTGCTGATCGTGCAGCATATAAAATGGCAGACGCAATGGACGCAGACATTCTGTCATACATGTCAGGCCACACAACTGCTGGTGTTTTGATTACGACAACATCTGGTGATGCACAGCATGACACACCAGGTAACTTGACTGGTGAATTTTTGACTGCCAATCATCTTACTATGGCTGATATTGGTCACATCACAACTGCAGCATCTGCAGGTACAACGGGAGACTCAATCCCACTAACCTCACGTCTTCCAGGCGCGACTTCATTGTCAACCACAACGACTTCACCACTAACGGTGGTAGCACGTATGGCACGTACAATGGATGTAGCAAATGTAGACTCACGTGGACGGTGGATCGTTGTTGATCCTGTGTTCATGGAGATCTTGAAAGACGAAGATTCACGTCTATTGCAATCTGATTGGGGTGGCTCTGGCTTGATGAACGGCTTGGTATTGAATAACTTGCACGGTTTCCGTGTATACGTTTCAAATAACTTGCCTTCAGCAGGTACCGGAGCAGGTACTTCAGGCGCGACTGCACAGGATGATAATTATGGAGTTATCGTTGCTGGACAGGACGATGCTGTTGCTTCTGCTGAGCAGATCAACAAAGTCGAGAACTATCGTGACCCCGATTCATTCGCTGACATTGTTCGCGGTATGCATCTCTACGGTAGAAAAATTCTACGCCCAGAAGCACTTGTAACAGCACGTTACAACGCTGCTTAATAACATAAACTGGGGGGCAGGGTAACTTGCCCCTCTAGGTTTATTTAACGTAAGGACTCCAAAATATGGCTATCACAACAGCAATGTGTACAAGCTTTAAATCAGAACTTTTGGGTGGTACTCATGATTTGGACACTCATTCAATTAAGCTTGCACTAATTAAAGCTTCACCTACAGGTACGTATGGCGCAGCTACTACTAACTATTCAGACGTAACAGGTAACAGCGACGAAGCTACGGGTACAGGTTACACAGCAGGTGGACAAGTACTAGACAACGTTACTATCTCTACAAGTGGTACAACTGCTATTGTAGATATTGATGATGAAGTGTTTACATCTTCTACTATTTCTGCAGATGGTTGTATTATCTACAATGCATCAGCTTCTAACAAAGCTATTGCAGTAATTGACTTTGGTGGCACTAAGACATCTACTAACGGCGATTATACTATTCAATTTCCAACTGCAGACGCATCTAACGCTATTATTCGCATTGCTTAATAAAGGTTTACTTTAATGGCTTTTGTTGTAAAAGACAGAGTAAAACAATCTACAACTACTACTGGTACAGGCAGTATAGTACTTAATGGAACTGTATCTGGGTTTCAGACATTTGCTAATGCTTTATCAGATGGTGACACTACGTATTACTCTCTCTTTGAAGTAAGCACTAACGAGTGGGAAGTAGGCGTAGGTACGTGGACAGAGGGTACAACTACTCTAGCTCGTACTACTATTCTTGCTTCTTCTAACTCAGGTAGTGCTGTTAATCTTACTGCACAAGCTGAAGTCTTTATTGCTCAACCTGCAGGTAAGGCTGCGTTTTTTGATCCATCAGGTGACTTAACACTGGTGCAAGACCCCACGTCTAATTTACAGGCTGCGACAAAGCAGTATGTTGATACGATTGCTGCAGCAGGTCTACACTACCATGATCCTGTACGTGTTGAGCAAGAAGGTAACCTAAGTGCTACATACAGCAATGGAACTGCAGGTGTAGGAGCTACACTAACTAACAACAGTACACAGGCAGCATTGACTATTGACGGTGTTGCTTTGTCACTTAATGACCGTGTGCTTATTTATGAACAAACAAATGGTTACGAAAACGGTATATACACAGTAACTAACGTAGGTTCTGCAAGTACTAACTGGGTACTTACTCGTGCTACAGATGCTGACAGTTATGCTCCATCTGACCCTGATTCACTCGGTCAAGGTGATGCATTCTTTGTACTTGAGGGTGCAGCAGGTGCAGGTGAACTATATGTAATGAACACCTCTGGTACAATTACCTTTGGTACAACTAATATTACATTTACTCAGGTTGCAGCTACTGCTGTTTATTCTGCAGGTACAGGTCTAACTCTTACAGGTACACAGTTTTCTGCTGACGGTGCAAACATTACAAACGTAGATGCTGTTACACTTGACGGTATAGACAGTTCACAGTTCTTACGTAGTGATGTAGTAGACACTAAAACTGCAGGTAACCTAAACTTCAGTGATAACGTTAAGGCACAGTTTGGTGATAGCTCTGACCTACAGATTTATCATGATGCGTCTAATAGTTATATTGTTGACGGCGGAACTGGCGATTTAAAAATACAAGGCGCAAATGTACGTTTAGAAAACCCATCAGGCGTTCGTTATTTTCAAGGCAGTTCTGGTAATACCTACTTATACAACTCTGGAAATATTAAGCTCACCACCACCTCCACAGGTATTGACGTAACTGGCACTGTCACGGCTGATTCGCTGACTGTGGATGGCCTTACAAAGATACAAGGTTCAGCTACGGGTCTTGTTCTTAATGAAACTGATACAACAGATTTAAACACTTATTTTAACAATAATGGTGGTGTTTTAAAGCTCTTTACAACAAATGATGCGTTTTCGTCATTTACAGAAAGATTGCGTATTGATCACGCCACAGGCGACATCAGCTTCTACGAGGACACAGGTACGACTGCCAAGTTCTTCTGGGATGCTTCAACAGAACGCCTTAGTATCGGTAATGCGTCACCTGCAACAGCCCTTGACGTAACTGGCACTGTCACGGCTGATGGGCTGACATTAGAAACTAATAACGCCAGCATTAATTTCACAGGCACAACGGGTAATAATTTTATTAACGTAAAGCAGGGTCTGCGGATTGACATTGATAATGACAATAACCAAGGAGCCACATCTTTTGGCATCACTCATGGTGGTGGAACAGGGAACGTATTTAACGCCTCTGAAAACGGCGACATCAGCTTCTACAATACGGGGGGTTCTGTACAAAAGTTCTTCTGGGATGCGAGTGCTGAAGCGGTAGGCATAGGAACTATAAGTCCAACCCATACAATTAGTTTAGAAAGTGCTTATCCATATATTAGTTTCAATGAAACTGACCAAAGCCAAAAGTGGGTTATTGGTGGAGCCACAGGAAACTTTGTTATCTATGATGATACTGATGCAGCAACAAGACTTGCTGTGGATGGCAGCGGTAATCTGTTGGTGGGTAAGACTGCTTCTGACACGGGTACTAGCGCAGGGTTTGAGGTTAGCTCTGGTACAATTTACCCTACAAGAAGCGGGGCTTCTACGGCAAACTTTAACCGACTTACTTCGGATGGTAATATCGTAAACTTCCGCAAAGACGGCACCACGGTGGGGAGTATTGGGTCAGCCGCTGGTTCTCGTCTATTCATTGGTAATGGCGACACTGGCATTCGCTTTGCTGGTGGCTTAGACACAATAGTTCCGTGGAACACAAATAACTCATTGCGTGATGCTGCTATTGACCTTGGTGAAGCGACAGGCCGATTCAAAGACCTCTACCTCTCTGGCAGTTTATCTGATGGCACTACTTCTCGCACTGTAGCTGACATTGTAGGCTTAACAAGTTCACAGTTCTTGCGCAGTGATGCTGATGATACAGCCACAGGTACAATTACTTTAGCGGCGGCTAACTTTGCAGAACAATTAGAGATAAATCGGAGTGGTGGAGCTTTCTATTCGGTTATAAAGTATAGCAACACTGCAGGTGAGCTTGGCAAGCTAGGCTTTACCCAAAATAGTAATTTAATCGTTCGTCTTGGGACTAGTGGTACTGACAATACAATCTGGCACTCTGGCAATGATGGTACTGGCTCTGGTTTAGATGCTGATCTCTTGGATGGTGTGCAGGGCAGCAGCTATCTGCGTAGTGATCAAGCTGACACCATAGACGGCAACTTAACCATCGGCGGCACAGCGCACATTGCGATGCAAGAGGATCACTACGTTAACCGCCGTTTTGATGTAG